AGACGACTGTTGCTCGCGCCATTTGTAACGAACTTGATCTTGACTATATTCTGATCAACGCGTCTGAGTCGGGTAACATTGACACCCTTCGTGGCAAAATCAAACAGTTCGCTTCTTCAGTATCTTTTCATGGTGGATACAAAGTTGTTATCCTAGACGAAGCAGATTATCTTAACGCACAGTCTACTCAACCTGCTCTCCGTGGGTTCATTGAAGAGTTTAGTGCTAACTGTCGATTCATCTTGACCTGTAACTTCAAGAACAAGATTATTGAACCACTCCATTCTCGTTGCGGTGTGATTGAGTTCAACACTAGCAAGAAGGACATGGCAAAACTCTGCGAAGAATTTATGAAGAGAATATCTTTCATAATGGAGCAAGAGAATATTAAAGTTTCTAATCAGAAAGTTCTTGCTGAGTTGATCATGCGTCATGCTCCAGACTGGCGTCGAGTTCTTAACGAACTTCAGCGTCACTCTCGTGGCGGCGAACTCCAACTTGATGTATTGAGTAAGTCTAACAGCGAGAGTATCTCAGAGTTATTTTCTTTTGTAAAGGCAAAAGACTTTAAGAACATGAGAGTTTGGGTAGCGAATAATATGGATGTTGAATCTGCTGCAATCTTTCGCGGTATTTATGACGCGATGACTCAGTATGTTACTCCGAACAGTATTCCTCAGTTGGTTCTAATCCTTGCGGATTATCAATACAAGGCAGCGTTTGTTGCTGACGCAGAACTAAATATGGTTGCTTGTCTAACGGAGATAATGGCAAATGTCGAGTTTAATTGATTACGATTTGACCGATAGTGATATTGAAATTATCCGCACTAAAGTTGACGATTTGGCCAATGATGTACAAAAACTTGTGATCGATCGCTTAATGCGCGATTTCTCGTATGATGAATTATCTAAAGTTGAAGATATGTACGGTAATCATTTTACTTACCGCATGTTACCTGATGTTCAGTGGGTGCTCTCACAACCGTATCTAGAAGACACTATACATTAATGAACAAATATATGTTCATACCGCTGATTTTTCTACTCACTGCTTGTGGTGGAGGCGGTTCAACAGAACCAGAAACTCCAGTGGTAATTACCCCACCACCCAATCACCCAGCGCAAGGCACTATATTATCTGAATCCTGTGATGGATACACTCTTATTCAAGAAATCGCTGATGGTAATGGCGGTTCAACTCAAGAAGAAACTCCAAACTCAGAAGAATGTGGATATGAACCACCCCCAGTGTTTGGTACTCCCATTGGTGAATCTTATTGCGGAAGAAGTTTAGCAGAGGATAGATTTCTACAATTACTTGAATCAGTTTCACATGCTCTCGGCGACGATAGATACCAAGATTATGCTGATGGCGAAGGTGGAGTTTATACCGAACGTACTGTACACCTTGATCAATCCTGCTTTGTGCAAATGGATAAACCAGCTGATTGCCCAACGGATGCAACTGACACTGGTGATTCTCGTTATGGATATATGACATGTGATGGAATAAAACAGAAATCGGAAGTAGATTTCCCATACGAGGAGTGGTGGGATAGTGAGGATAATCAGCAAACCGCTGTGATTGATATGTTATTTGTCGTCGACACTAATCTGTCCGAAGAAGAACGTGATGGTATGACTGTAGAAGAATTTGTGGACAGACAAATATTTGAAGCGAATCACATGTACGATATTTCAAAAACAGGTGTCAGAATAAGACGTGCTGGTATCAAAATGGTAGATGTCGCCTCTGGTGACTTGTATCGACAGTATGCCGCATTCTTCAATGCTCGTTACGAGTTTACTGGACTTGATAATTGGCAACGTGAAGCAGAGGCAGACTTGGTATTTCTTTTCAAAAGTAGACCAGAAGAACCGATTGCCTGTGGTGTTGCTAACTTAGATGCTACTCGCGGAATAGATAAAACCAGAGGCATTATACAATGTTATCATAATAGTGTTTTTCAAGAAGCGGAAAATACACGTTACTATCAAAGAGCGCATGAAACGTTCGCACACGAGCTCGGGCATCTATTGGGCGCACAACATGAATATAATGATGCGTTAAATAATTGGGGACTCTTTGAATTTTCTTATGGTTACAACTTACCAGGATACAACCCACAAGCAGATAATCCTGACTACGAGGGTATCTATGGTGGGTTTGGTACAATCATGACTTATGCCGATTTGCCGACTGGTAGATTTTCAGACCGCAGTCTTACTTGTTACTTCCCAGATGAGGCAGGTGAATACGCAGGACAAGCAGTACAGTTTGGCACTGAAGGTGGATGCTTTTGCCTAGATCAAATCGAAGATCAACCACCCCCCACTGACAACGTAGATAATTTGCGCAGAACAAGATATTTAATGAGTCAACTGCATGAAATGGAACACTCCGCTCAGTTCTCCCCATACAATATGTCCAACTTTAAGATGGATGGATTAACTCTAGAGGAAGAACCAGAAATTTGTTTATTCTGAGATTATATTATGAACCCATTTGACGTTTTAAATAGTGTGAACCATAACAAGAAAGATTTGCTCGACGCCGAAAACGAAAGTAAGTATCCTGCTTTTATGGTTAATCGTGGTTTATCATATTTTAATGACACGGTTCTGCTCGCTAACGAGATGAATAGAAATCATCATCTAGATGCTCGCTTGCAATTTGACTTTCTTCGCATTGCCATAAGACCAAGGAAGCGATTTAGTAAGTGGGCGAAAAAGGAAAAAATTAAAGCGATTGATCTAATCAAAGAGGTTTATGGTTACAGCACTCCTAAAGCAGAGGCAGTACTTGATTTGTTTACCGATAAAGACCTTGAGGTTCTAGCAAGTAGAATCTTCAAAGGAGGCAAAAACGCTAAATAGTCCTAAGCAGTTTTCTGTGATATAATAACTAAAAATTTAGATATGGGACTAGTGTATGGAATCGGTAGTATCATGGACACCAGCGGATATGTTAGAGATCACGCTGAATGAACCAGACGATTTTTTAAAAGTGCGAGAAACCTTGACGCGAATAGGAATTGCTTCTCGCAAAGAGAAAAAGTTATTTCAATCATGTCATATCCTACACAAGCAGGGTAGGTATTTCATTGTTCATTTTAAAGAATTATTTTTATTGGATGGTAAGAAGGCAACTCTAGAAGAAGCAGATGTTGCAAGAAGGAATACCATTGCCACTTTGTTAAGCGATTGGGGTTTAGTTAACATTATCAATTCTTCTAAAACTACTGATAAGGCACCTCTTCGCCAAATCAAAATAGTTTCTTTTCGAGAGAAGGATGAATGGGACCTTTGTCCAAAATATAATATAGGAGTGAAGCACTAACCTTACTTTATGATTGACGCCTTTATAATATGTGATTTTAATAATCCGCTTTCAATGCGGTATCTTGAACTTTCTCTAAAGTCATTTGAACCAGTGAGTGATATCGTTAATATCACTCCTGTTCAATGCACAACTCCTGATACCCTTCCTATTAGATTTGAAAAAAATCAAGAACCTATTCCATTTTATGTAGCAAAAGATGGCGTTGATTATCTTCATGCTCGTTTTTTTGGCGGGACTTTTTGCGATCATGAAATACATAATTCAATCATGCACTCTCAATTTGTATTGATTGAACGCATTGCCAAAGGCGAACCCATTGCTATCATGGAGCACGATGCTGCTCTGATTAACGAGGATAGTTTTCGTTACATGATTGACCAGTATTGGGGCGAAGTGGATATTTTTATGCCAGGAACTTGTATGGAGTTCTATGGATTGTCACAACGATACGCTGAAAAATTTGTAGAACTGATGTATAACTTCCCTTATACTGACAACAGAGTATCTGGTCCTTTTGGAGCAATGCTGCATCTAGAAACAAGGAAAGACCTGTTAGACTTCGATGGGTATGAGGTTCTTTGCCCAACAAAAGGGAGAGCAGATTTAGATAAGATCTGTTTGTCTAGTCATGTCATGATGGGTTCAAATGGTGCAGGTTATGAACTTATAGATCCTGCTTGCAAACAGTACTTTTTTAGAAGTCAAGGCAATACCAATGTTACGAAATACAAACTAGATGAAAATATTTTTGAGACTATGAAGCGTATCAAAGAAGAAGATAATCATACTAATTTAAACATAGATCCTAGCAATGGTCCAACTTGGAGCAGAGATTTTGTTGTTATTGATGACTAAATATTGGTTGTTAAATAAGGTATTAGGAAATGGGTAAACCAACATTTGAAATCATAATTTCAGAACCAAGAGATGCGATTAGCATAAATGGTTTTGAGTTAGCAGCGGATTCTGGCGAAACTCTTAAC